ACGTCCAGATGTTTGCGGCATGGCCGACCGCCAAGTTTATCGGCGTGACGGCGACGCCAGAGCGCCTCGATGGCAAGGGCCTCGGGGCCATGTTCGACCGCATGGTCATGGGTCCGTCCGTCCAGTGGCTTATCGACAACGGATTCCTGGCTCAGCCTGTGTACTACGCGCCTCGTGAGGTGGTTGATCTATCTCAGGTTCACACGATTGCCGGCGACTTCGATCGCTCCGAGACCGAGGAGATCGTTGATACACCACGGATTACGGGCGATGCCGTGACTCATTACGTGAGATTCTGTAACCGACAGCGGGCCGTCGCGTTCTGTATATCGGTCGCTCACGCTCAGCACGTCGCCGATACGTTCAACTCCTGCGGAATACCATCTGCTAGCATCGACGGAACCCTAGATCCCGAGGTCCGAAAGCAGCGCGTGGAGGATCTAACCGCTGGAAAAATCCTGGTCCTTACCTCCTGCGAACTCATTTCCGAGGGATTCGATCTGCCGGCTGTGAACGCGGCCATCCTGCTTCGGCCGACTCAGTCTCTGTCTATGCACCTTCAGCAGGTGGGCCGGGCCCTGCGGCCGTACCCGGGCAAGGCTAACGCCATCATCCTCGATCACGTCGGGAACTGTCTCCGCCATGGACTCGCTGAGCAGGAGCGCGACTGGGATCTCAGCGGGCGCGAGAAGAGATTAAAGAAATCCTCCCTCGTTGAAACCAAGCAGTGCTCCAAGTGCTTCGCGATTTTTGCAGGAACCGTTTGCCCTCAGTGCGGATCGCAGCGTGAGATAGCCGCTCGCGAAATCGAAGAGGTCGATGGTGAGCTTCAGCGCCTGTCGATCGAAGATATCTCCAAGAAACGCGAAGATCGCCGTGAAGAAGGTAAATGCAAAACGCTCGACGACTTCCGAGCACTCGCCAAGCAGCGGGGATATAAGTTAGGCTGGGCCTTCTTCCGCTGGCAAGCACGTCAACGCAAATCTCTATGACCGAATCCGAACTCCAAGCCCTGATCCTCCGCGCCGCTGGATCTAAACCGCACGTCCGCGTCTTCCGTAATCAGGTCGGCGAGGGCTACGTCGGTCAGGCGCTACGCGATCCCGAAGGCGTCTTCCTGCGCGACGCACGTCACGTCCGCATGGGCCTGTTCCCCGGGTCCGGTGATCTCATCGGCTGGCGTACCATTACCGTGACACCCGACATGGTCGGCAAGCCTATCGCCCAATTCCTCTCCATCGAAGTAAAAACCAAAACCGGCCGGGTCCGTCCTGACCAACAGAACTGGCTCGACCAAATCACCATAGCCGGCGGGCACGCCATCGTGGCGCGATCCGTTTCAGACACCGACAACCTATGAGCGACCCTACAATCCGCGCAGCTGCTATCACGCAGGCCCTGCGCCAGACAGCGCCCGAACACCTCTCACCGGAAGCCACCTACCGCTTCTACGAACGCCTCGGAATCATCTGCGGCAACGCTGCCGCCACCGAGAGCCAGCTCCGCATCGCGCTCCTGGAGGCAGCGGAATACGACCTGAACAGCGACGACTAACCTCACTCACTCACTACAAGCATGACCCTCACAGAACTCTCGGACGCCCTCTCCGTCCGGGTCGCAGAACTCTGCTCTCAACTCCTACCCGCCGGCCGTCAGATCGGCCCCCAGTGGATCGTCGGCAACGTCTTCGGCGACGCTGGCGACTCTCTCTACGTCGAACTCACCGGCCCTAAGCAGGGCCTCTGGTACGACCACGCCGCTGGTCAGGGCGGTGATCTCCTCGAACTCATCGGCCAGCATCACGTCTACTCCAAGGCGCAGTCCGCCCAGTGGGCTCGCGACTTCCTCGGCATACGCGACGATTACCAACCTGAGCCTCGCCGCTTCGATCCCCTGAAACACGGCCACCGCAACGACGCCTCTCAACCCTACCGATACGGCTCCGCTGCCTGGCCATATCCCGACGCCGACGGCGCCATCTACGCCTACGTCGTCCGATTCGACCTCCCAGACGGCTCTAAGGACGTCCGCCCCCTCCGGTTCCTCCCACCGGAAAACCAGCCGCCGGACCCCCTGAACCCACGCCACTGGCGCTGGAAGGGCTGGACCAGTCCCGAATCCGTCCCCCTATTCAACCTCCACCTCCTCGCACGGCGCCCAACCGACCCGGTTCTCATCGTCGAGGGTGAGAAAACCGCCATCGCGGCCTCGAAACTCTTCCCGTCCCACGTCGTTATCACCTGGCAGGGCGGCTCCAAGCGCATCCAGCGGGCCGCTATCGACCCCCTTCTCACACGCGATACCCCCGTAATCCTCTGGCCCGACGCCGATAAACCCGGCCGCGACGCCATGATCTACCTTAAGGCCCGCCTCCCCGCCTCCCGCCTCGTCCACCTCCCCGATACGCTCCCCGAGGGCTGGGACCTCGCCGACCCTATCCCGCCTGACGTATCCATCCAGGGCCTCCTCGACGCCGCTGGCGATCCACCGCGACCCGTTCAGGCTGAACCCGTACCGGCTGCGGCTAACCCGCTCGACGACCTCCACTACGATCCGAACTCCGGCCAGTGGTGGACCCGCAACGCGTGGGGCGATTACGCCCAGATCAACGGCGACCGCGCCCGCACGTTCCTCCTCGAATCCGGTGTGTCCCACGTTAAGGACGAAACCGGCACCTCCGAGGTCGATCGCCAGCTCCTGCGCCGCACCCGCGATACCCTCATCGAATACGCCGGTCCCCTCGCCGGCCACCGCGCTGGCCTCTACGGCACGATCCTCGTCACTCGTTCCGTCGTCCCACTCCCGGGCGCCCCCGGCGACTGCGCCCGTATCCTAACCTACATCCACAACCTCCTGGACCAGAACGACGACCAATACTGGCGCATCATCTTCTGGCTCGCGCTCCGCCGGCAGGCTGTCCTGACAGGCACCTGGCGATCCAGTCAGGCCCTCGCCCTCGTAGGACCCGCCGCCTGCGGTAAGTCCTTCCTCCAGTCTGCCGTCATCACGCCCCTCCTCGGCGGCCGCATCGCCAAACCCTACCGCTATATGTCCGGAGCGACCGATTTCAACGGCGACCTCTTCGCATCCGAGCACCTGGCAATCGAAGACGAGGCACCCGGCCGCGACATCCACTCCCGCCGCGCTCTGGGTTCCAACATCAAATCCATGCTCTTCGCCCAGAACCAGTCCTGCCACCCCAAGAACCGCCAAGCCATAACCCTCCGCCCCATCTGGGCCATGTCCATCTCCCTGAACGACGAGCCCGAAAACCTCCAAGTCCTCCCCCCGCTCGACCCGTCTCTACTCGACAAACTCATCATCCTCCGCTGCGTCCGCCATACCCTCCCCTGGCCCGGCGACGAAATCACCGTCCTTAAGGACATCCTCCAGTCCGAACTCCAGCCCTTCGCCCACTACCTCGACGGCCTCGTCGTGCCTGAGCACCTCGTCGAACCCCGCTGCGGCCTGAAAGCCTACCAGCACCCGGCCATCCTTGAAGAACTCATGCAGCTCTCCCCGGAGCATCAGCTCGTCGGTCTCATCGACACCGTGATCTTCGAGAAGGAGTTCCTCATCTGGCGAGGTACAGCTGCCGACCTCGAAACCGCCCTACGCGATTCTAAGTACGCCCGGGAGGCTGACCGGCTTTTTCGGTTCAACACCGCGTGCGGCGTCTACCTCGCTCGACTGCACGAGCAGGATCCTGAGCGCATCTCGAAGACAAAATCCAACGGGAAGGTCCGCTGGGCAATTTCTCCTCCAGCTGGGTCTACCGGCAACGCGTGGGCTTGACAGCCAGTGGAGGGGTCGTAATCATACGATCGTGAATATAACATGGCAGCTGAAACGGTGGAGCGTTGGAATGACGCTTCACCGATCTAACTTCGACGCAAACCCAGAGCATTGGAATTTGCTGAAGCATCACGCCCTCAAGATGCCGCACCTCAATGTTACCGACGACTACATCCAGGCGTGGACAACCTACAAAGCTGCCACGACCCCGGTTGACTCCGCCGACGAGCGTTTCGAGAAATCGTTTCAGTGGCCTTTACCCAAGTGGCAAGGCTCGATGGACAGCCTCTATAAGACCCAAAACGACTCAACCTACGACGCTGTGACCTTCGCCGTCCTCTTCGGTCGCCTGGCAAAGCGAACTCCGCATCGAGTTAGGAAAGTTCGCGTAAACCGGAGAAACTATTGGGTGATACTGGATTCAGAGGAGGAAATTCAAAACGCAGGGTGAGGCTCTTTAGGGGTGCAGTGAGGATCAGCACCCCCCCTCCTACTCCGTTTGACCCCTGTAAACAGGGCTCCGAATGAGTTCGACATGAAAATGGTAGGGGACCTCAAGGGTATGCTCTGAATTGCTGGCGGGCGGCGGCGGAGGCTTGCTGAAACTGCGGAGCCTCTGGAGATTTATCCAACGAACAATACATCTAACCCCCCTCTACCCTCCCCTAGAAAGAACGGAATATTAAGAAAGGCCAATGAACAGGGGTCGAAAACGCAGGGTGAGGGTCGGGCTATACCCCTAAGTGACCCCTCTACCCCTAGGAGGCACCCTCCCCTGGTAAAGCGGTTTATGTGAGTTCGGAAAATGGCCTAGGTATTGGAGAGGGGGACCCACGTTGACCAGTCGCCGGGTCGGGCCCCCGCCCCCGGGCACCCCGCCCCCACGGTCTGGCCTTTAAGGTATCTTTTACTTAAGCCCACGGCCGGGGCCCATGCTAGCAGCAAGCGCCGTCCATGCTAGCAGCAACCCGGGGGCACCTCAGTCTAGGTCCGGCGGAGTGGGGGACACGTCGAGCATCGGGGCTGAGGCTTTCCCTTTGCCGGCAGCGGCGGGGCGCTTGGGTAGGGATAGAAGATCCATCAGTTGGTCCCTGAGTTTGACTGAGGTGCTAACGAGGCAGGCGCGATCGGTTGGGCTCAGGCCCGGGGCGGCCGCTTCCTGATGGACGATCTCCAATTCCCGGCGTGCGCTCAGCACCATTCGCCCGGGCATCGTGAGCCGGCAGGCCGCTAGCACATTCTCATTCCGCTTCGCCCTCCTCGCCAACGATTGGGGGCTGGCATTGGGGGCAACAGATTCGAGCTCTGACATACCCTCAGACATACAATGTCCGACGCTAATTCCAAGCCCGAAAACATTGGGAAAACCGAAAGAACTTACGCTAAGTGCTTGACGCATAAAACGGTTTATGCAAAAGTGACGACTCACCTATGAAAAACCAAACGAAAGAACGAATCAAAGCGGCGCTTCTGGCGCTGTTGGTGCTGGCCGTGTTGCTGGCGCTTGGATACCTCGAAACCGAAGCCGGCCTACCCAACCACTGATATGGATTACCAGAACATGACGGTTCAGGCCCTGAGGGCCGAAGCAAACCAGAGGAACATTGGAACCGGCGGACAACGGGCCGTTGCATCCAAGGCTCAGTTGGTTCAGGCGCTGACGTCCGGAACATGGCCGGCCGGTTCCCCTGCCTCCGACCCAGCGGCGGCGCTTTCGGCCGCTCTGCTCGCAATGATGCCGGCCCCCGGGTTGGACGAGGAGCGAGTCCGGCAGATTGTCCGCGAGGAAGTCCCGGCCCCGCCCACGATCCGGATTCGGGTCTCAGGCGCTGAGCCCATCGAAATCAGCCGGCAGCACGAAAGGTTTCCGCTCCTCCTCCAAACGCTGGCCGTGGGGCTGAACGTGCTCCTCGTAGGCCCGGCCGGAACCGGGAAAACGTCGGCGGCCCGGGCGGCGGCTCAGGCGCTGGGGTTGGAGTTTGCCTGCCTGAGTGTGGGACCCCAGACGTCGAAAAGCGACTTGCTAGGGTTTACCGACGCCGGGGGCACGTACCGGGAGTCCATGTTTGTGGCTACGTACCGCGACGGCGGGGTGTTCCTCCTCGATGAAATGGACGCTGGCAACGCCGGGGTTTTGACGGTTTTGAACGCCGCGCTATCGGGCGACGTGATGCCGACGCCGGCCGGAATGGTGAAGCGATCGGCCCGGTTTATCTGCGTTGCAGGCGCGAACACCTACGGCCAAGGCGCGAGCCGGCAGTACGTCGGCCGCAATCAGCTAGACGCCGCGACTTTGGATCGCTTCGCGGTTTTGGACTGGCCCGTCGATGAGGGCCTCGAAGCCGTGATGATCGGCCTGCCGGCCCCGGCTTCCGGTTTGGACGTCGGATGGGGCGGGACGCTTGACCCGGCCGGATGGCTGGCCCGGGTGCGTGCTGTACGTGCTAGCGTTGAGCGGGAGCAGATTCGAGCCGTCGTTTCGCCCCGGGCGACGCTGGCCGGCGTTGCGCTTCTGGGTGCTGGCGTGGGGCGTCATTGGGTTGAGGAGATGGTCCTCTGGCGCGGTATGCCTTCCGACGCACGCACCCGGGTTGAAGGGGGTGCAAAATGAGCGAGTGGAAGCGAGTTGGAACGTCCCCGGCGACGGGATGCGGCCACTATGTGGCGAAGTGCTACACCACGGCGGAATTTTTGAATCCTCCGGCCCGGTTGTCTGAGTGCACCGCCTGCGAGACTCACCAAGCCGGCGCGGGGTTTATGGGCTCTGAGGATTACGCCAGTGGCGTGGCGCTCATCCGATCGGGTTGGCCGTCGGGCGCTGAACGTGCCCGGGAGATGGCTGAGAAGCTCGACGGCGTGCTAGCGGCCGCGAGCCGGCGCGAGACGTTTCAGACTGAGTGGGACGTCGCAGGTGATGAAGCCGACGTGAGCCGGTTCCTGTCGGGTGAGCCGGAAAACATGGCGCTGAGTGTTCCGGTTCCTGCTGAGGGGGACGGCGGCGCGGTTGTCCGGCTGGCGATTAAAGGGGGCGGTTCCGCTGAGGTGAGCGTTGAAACGTTTACCCGGGCGGCCGTGCTGATAACGGCGGCAGTGGATCGGATGGAAGCGGCCGGCCGGCGGGTTGAAGTCTGGGTTTACTATGCCGCGAAGTTCGGAACGGAGTTAGCTGAGGTTTGGCACCTGCTGAAACGGGCGGAAGACTCAGTGGACCTGCCCCGGCTGGTCGCCGGCCTGAGTGCGGCCGCTTTCCGGCGGGTTGGCTGGCGCTGGCGGGAATCGCGAAAGGCGCTGAAGCCGTCCCACTCCTACGGGTACTCGCAGGCGTCGGAACTGCCCCTCGAATCGGGTGAGATCCGGCTGGATGCGGTGCACGTCGGGCGGGTGATGAATGGCCTTGAGGCAGAGTGGATGCGGTCAATCGGAGCCTGAGCGGCCTGAGTAGAGCACGGCCGGCCCTGCGGGGCCTGCCCTCTCTGCCCAGAACGGACAGGCGGCCGCCGGACTGAATCCGGCCGACGGTTATAAAAATATGAGTCAGAACATTAAAGCCCGGGTCCTCCGAATTGACCCGGCGGCGCGGACGATTACAGCGGCGATCGATACCTTCCAAAGCGCCCGGGAATGGATCGGGGCGGACTTGTTAGAGCGGGTGGGGTGCGGGGCCGGCGTTGACGTCTGGATCGATGAGGAGGGAATGCTCCGCGACGGGGCGGACCACTGGATCCTTGGCGGCGACCAGATGCTTGCTGGCCGGGCCGTTATGCTAGGCGGGGCGCTCGGGGAGTGGGTTGACCTGCCGATCCCGACCGGAGTCGCGGCAGGGGCGATCGCTTGGATTCCGGCCGGGTTCCGGCGTCGCGCTCAGGAAATCGCCGACGGTATGCGCCCGGTCGCGGTGTCGTGGGACGCTGAGGGGATGGCGCAGCTGGACGCGATGAACCGGGAGCAGACCGGCCGGGTTGAGCTGCTGGCAGTGGCGTCGATCCCGGCGCTGCTGGCCGGGGAGGCGCTGGAGCTGGGGGACGTCGTGACGTCTGCGGATGGCCGAACCGGGTTCGTCAACGCGATCGACGGGGACGTGATCACGGTGCGGTTCATAGACGGGACATGGACTTACCCCCGGGCGCAGCTTGCGAAGGTTGAGATAATCGACTGACCGGCTCGACTGACCCGGCGGGCCCCTGAGTGACAGGCGGGGGCCCTGCGGATCGGTTGATCCATATAAAACCATGATAACACTAATCGACACGTTTAACGGGCGCTCGCTGAGCCGGCACCGGACATTGGAAAACGCCGTGCTAGCACAGAGGAAGCACAGTGCCCAGGTGATAAAAAACAACGGGCCGGGGTCCTATGTGACTTACTGCTTCGAGGCCGACGGCGAGCCGGTTGGATGGGATAAAATCGAATCCTTAAAGATGGAAATCGAGGGACGCCGATGAACAACGAACCCAACGCATTCGATGCGGCGTTCGCGGCCGCTGGACTGATGGCCCGGCTGGACGACGGAGCCTCGATGGAAAAGATGACCCGAGTCGCGCTGGCTGCGTGCGCCATTGCTGAACAGGAGGGCGGCGATCTGATTCACGAGGGGGATTATGACTCCCTGCTGGACCGAGTCGGGCAGTGCCTGAAGGATCGGAATTGGCCGATGCCCGGCGTCCGAATTGAAACCGCCGTGCGTGACGTGCTGGCTGGAATGAAAGGGCTTCTGTGACTGACCAGACCATCGAGCGCGGCCGGGGCGAGACGTATTCCTCGGACCGCTGGACCGTTTACGAGCACGGCGTCTATGACAGGGACAGTGTCCTGTCTGGCCAGAGTCGCCGCAGCTGGCTGGATGACTTCGACTCACTGGAGGAAGCCCAGAAGGCATATCCCGAGGCGGTGGTCTGCGTTACCTCGACATACTCGGCGGCGTGCCTGAACCACTTGCCCGGGGAGGATGAATGACCCTCGACGAAGCTCAATTATCAACCCGGCTGGCCATGCTCGTGGGGCCCGAGTCCGTTCGGGGCCCGGTGTTGTCGGCCTATGACGCCCTGCTGCTAGCTCGGGAAATCCACAGGTGGGGCCGGGATCTGCCGCAGGGATGCGAAGAGTTCCTAGCCAACTGCCTGCGTCGTCGTGAGCGCCGGCTGACCAAGGACTCCGCCCGGGATCTGGTTGTGCTGGCTGTTGACTACTGCGGAAAACGCCTTACGGTGTACTGACTCAGCGCGAGCGCCTCGGTGACAGCGGGGCGCTCTGGCTGGGCCTGAGCATGGTGTGCGGGGAGAGCCCGCAACGGGGGAGGTCTATCCTATAGAAACACTCAGGTCTTTCGATTTAGCCCCGGTGAGGCAAGTATCACCTCAGGGGCGCGACTGATTAACGCGCACGATTTTATGACAGCCGAATTGCTAGCAGCACTGATCGCCGTGGAATCCGGCGGGAACGACCTCGCCCGAGGCCGGCACGGGGAACTCGGCGCTTTGCAGGTGCGCTCCTGCGTCGTGAAGGACGTGAACCGAGTCGTCGGGGGGAATTATCGCTGGTCCGAGATGACCAACCGGGTGACGGCTACCCGAGTCGCTCGGGCGTACCTCGATCACTGGGGTTCACCGAGTCGTCTGGGGAGAAAACCGACTGACCGGGATCTGGCGATGATCTGGCATCATGGCCCGACGGGCTGGAGGCGAGGGTCGATAACGTATTGGAAGCGGGTACAGGCTCGGATGGGTGCCTCCTAACAGGAGTTACCGATCCGCGCCAGTAACGCGGTATACTAACATGGAAAACGAAACACCTATCGAAACACCTATCGAACCCACCGAGGTCCAGCTTGCTGCCTCTCAGCTGGGTAAACGCGGCCGAGGTAAAACGAAGACACTCACTCCCGAGGACCGGCAGCGCCGGGTTGACCAGATGGGGGCGATCAACGAGAAGCGCCGGACCGTGCGCGTGCAGGGCATCGTCGTGAACAGCCCGGGTGGCAACACCACGGTGCAGCAACGAGTGAAGGCTCCCCAGATTCAGCAGGTAACGAATCCTGCCTTGGTCGAACAGATCGCACAGGAGTCGAAGAAGCCAACGCCGTGGGCCGGTGAGCGCACCGTCCGAGTACAGGGGAGGGTTGTATCGTGAGCGAGATCACACACCGCAAGGTCACGATCGTGATCGAAGACGCCGAGGGTGGGTTTACCCTCTCGATGGATTGCGTGCCGCCGATCGAAGCTGATGGATCGCAGGTGCGTCCGACTCCGGCGCTGATGGCCGGATCAGTCGCTCGCCGGGCGATTGAGGAACTGGTGAACCGGCAGACGCCCGAGGCCCCCGAGGCACCGCCCGAGGCACCGCCCGAGGCCGCTAACTGATGAAGCGCCGGCACATAGCGCAGCGCCTGAGCGATGAGTGCGGGCTCTTGGTCATGCACGCCGACAAGGTTGTCGGGTCGTTGACCGAGATCATCGTGCAGGAAATCCTCAAGGGGGAGTTTGAACTGCCCGGCGTGGGTAAGTTCGAGGTGCGTTGGACCAAGCCAATGATTGGCCGCAACCCCCTGAAGCCCAAGATCGAGATCGAGATCCCGCCGAGGCCGAAGATATTCTTCAAGCCGACCAAGGATCTGTCCGATCGGGTGATAAAAACACTTGCTGTTGTGGCCTCTAAGAAATAAGGTACTACCGCTTGTAGTGGTTTTTGGTTGTTTTTACCCCCGGGATTGTGAGGTCCTGGGGGTTTTCTTTTACCGATACTGTGCTGATATCACCCCAGGAATCCTCTTGAGGTTCGCCAGGAGCGCCGCTGGATCTTGCGAGTTCGACACGCAGCTGCCGATGATATCCTTCTCACCTCGGTCGGATATGTCCTTGGTCTCGACGATCACCACGCGGTTACCGCTGAGGTTTATCCGGCGCTGCGTTGATGCGGGCGTCTTCGCGGGCGATTGCTTCATATTTCCGTTTCACCTGCTGGCAGGTCCAGCATGGGTTTGGATGACAGCCACAGGCGATGCGCTCATGGAGTTCTCTGGCGATTTGAGCGAATTTTTCTGCGCGGTCTTCCATCGGCGTAACGGTATCTTTGAATGGTGGTATAGGAGAGGCGAAAGAGGCGTGCTAGATCGGCATCCGTCACGTCGATGGGAGCGGATTTGATGGCGTCTTGTTTGGATTGAGAAATCCTAGGACGTCCGACTCTGGATTTGAATCCGAGGAATTTTTTGATTCGGTCGATGAGTTTCATTCGCAGGTGTAGATTTCGGTTGTGGTTTTGAGATCCGTCGGCCACTCGGGGGTGACGACGAACGAGGGGTCGCAAAATAAGACCTTATCGGTGGGCTGGATCATAAGGCGTCCATTGTGACCGCGCAGAAACATGAGCTCCTTAGCCTGCTCTGGATGCCGAGAGAAGCCGTCGTCGATGGGTGCGGCCGTAAAGATGTAGGTGCCGTACCTGAATGTGTCAGAGCATTTCACTACGGCTTCCATGCCTCGGAGGTAGGTGTATTCGATGGTCGAGAACTCCCGGCCGTAGCAGTCCCAGCGTTGGGCTTGGTATTCGCGCCAGTCCAGTTCAGGCTGTGGATCGAATGCTAGCGCGTGAGGCGGCACGGCGCGATAGACCGCTCCGCATTCAAGCATGATGGTGCAGCCCCACATTCGACCAGGGATAGAGACCAGGCCGAACCAGACGCAGGGGATGAACCCGGTGCGACTGGAGATGAACGAGGCATCGACGAGACAGTATTGGTGGTGTGGAATTTGTCCGGATTGGGAGTAGGTCATGCTAGCAGGTGTTTGATGATGAGGTTCCTGTCTTTGATCGAAGCTCGGAGAATGCTCTCCAGCACAACGTGAGGGTTCACCGTGCTAACGTGTTTCCACTCTGGATTGCCATCAATGTTTCGAGCTGTATCAATACTCTCAACGCGAACGATGCCGTTAAATGCGTGGACGTAGACAAAAGCCGCTGTATCAAACCTGATTTGGTTCATGGTTTAATTTCGATTCCGTTAACCCTAACTTTGCCGGTTTTTGTGACGAATATTTGAAGTGCGTTTCCGCCTTTATGCTTCGGTGTTTCCACAAGAATGGTTACCCATCCTTTTTTATCATCAGAAAAGCAGCGTGTGATTTTTGCAGAACCATAATCAAATCCGTATTTTGTCTCGGCGTAATGGATTGCGCTCACAGCTTAACCTCCTTCTCATTCCACAGCAGCAGATCCGCTCGCATGGCGTCGTTCTCCTGCTCCAGTTGTTTCACCCGATCCTCCAGCTTACGGACATCGAGAGCGATTGCGCGGAGTTGGCGGCGGTCGTTGTAATCGGCAAAAGCCGGCAGGTCCAAGATTCGTTGTTCTACGCTCACGGCTTAACCTCCTTTGCTTTGTGCCACTTCTCGGATGCGCTACGGCAATCACTACAAGGTCCATCGCATCCACACCCACATCCAAGCCTACCATCAGTCTCATTACCCGCATCCTCCAGCCGCTTGATGCGGTCTTTAAGCTCACGCACTAAAGCCACTGCTTCGGAGATATCGTCGGTTCCAAATAGATCGTGAAACTCCTGCCGAAGCTTCCATTTTTGATCAGCATATCCTCTAGCCGTGTCGCGCTCTGAGATGAGCAAGCGAACGCGCTTCTCCGCTGCATCGCGTTCGTCAGCAATTCGAGCCACGTCAGCATTGGCGGACATGAGAAGTTCGATCTTGCTGTTGGTCGCGTTGAGTTCGCGTTCTAGCTGGCGAGCGAACTCCGATGGAACTGCGGCATTACGCAGCGAATCACCAGCTAGTATTTCAAATCGAGTGCATGGTTTACCGTTGATCTGTTCGTCTGTTCTAGGGGTGTCGTTCATTTACATTCCTTCCATTTAAATTGCGGTTTGCCGCTTGTGTCGGCCACCCATTCGGCATGGCCTTTTAAAACTGCTTCTTCGCGCATTAGGGTTTCTCCACGGCCCAAGCCAATGACTGTTGAAAGAGCTACGAAGAAACAACCGATTAAGGCATACGCAATTGGAGGAAGATCTAAGTCTCTCACGGCTTAACCTCCTTGGCTTTCAGCCAGTTTGATTGGTCTATTATCTTTCGAGCAGCGGCTGCTGGTGAATCCCAGCGTGATAAATTGGAGTTTTCGCATAGCGCATCCCCCGCCTCTTCCAACCGTTTGATGCGCTCTTGTAGCTCGCGGATCTTTTTCGGCGCATCACTGCCTCCGCTCGTTGTCCGTGCATTGTGTTTCCTGGAATGCTCGTTGGCTAATTCACGGGGTGTCATTTCTCCTCCTTCGCTTTAGATTTCCCCTCTTCAATAATTGCCATCACGCACCGCTTCTTTACGCCGACAGCCTTCGCCACGTAGGCCAAGCTCTGGCCTTCGTTCCACAGTTTCCAGGCGCGTTGGGCATTGTAGTTCGGCGAGTTGATTCGTGCCCGGACCACGTCTGGATGTGCCGTCACCGCAGCTGGGTGAGGGAAGCTGATCCAACCTCGGGCCACTGCGTTTTGGATGAGTGAGTTCATGGGCGTTTCTTTTGAATCTTCAATCCAGCTTTTTTGCACAGACCACAGATCACGCTCGGAGCGCGGCCGAACTTCTTGGACAGTTCTTTGTAGGAAAATGTTGGGTTGTCTTTTACGAACCGCTCGATGGCTGCCTTCTCTTTCTCGGTCATCGGGCTCCAACCTTCTTTGGGTTTCTCGACTACAACGGTTTTCGTGATCGTGGGCTGTGGCCCCATCAGGCGTTCAATGGCTTCACGGGAGAGTTTCATCTTTAAGAATCCAGGTGGGCGATTGAATGATTTGAATGGAGTCGCCGTTGTAACCCGGCCAGCTGTCGGTGTCCTCGCAGACCATCCACTGTCGGATCCACGACTGCCATGTGGCTGATCCCTTGTCCAAGGATTCGGTGTCCATCTGGTAAACAGCGACCGCGTAGGGCGCTTGATCTTCAACGCAAATCCACTGCCAGGCGCGAGTCTCCCCGGTGATATCCCGGTAGAGGTCCCGGTAGTACGCCGCCTGCACGTCGTAGCGCAGCTGGCCGATCTGCCGGCGGAACCCAGCCTTGCTAGCATCGCGGCATTTCTTCAGGTCCACGATCACCGGGGTCGTGTTAGGCAACCAGTCGATCAGGCCCTTCCGGTCGCAGCCATCGAACTCGCCAAACATCCCGACCTGGGCCTTACCCGGCTCGGCCAGCAGGCGGCCGGCGACCGGGTGTTCACGGACGGACTTAACCATGCGCTCGACAGTCTCGATCGCGTCCTGCTTAAACACGGTGACCCGGCGGTACTCCTGGTCATCTCGCCAGGCGCGTGCTTCCTTGGTTCTGAAGTCGTCGTAAGGAGATGTGGTCCAAAGGTACGGCGTCCCGAGGACCTTGTGATCCAGCAGGGAGCCGATCGCCATGGCCTCGGACGGTTCGCGTTCTTCCTCAAAGCCGACCTCAGCGTGCGCTGGCGACCGGCTGAACGCCTTGAGACTGGAGATGTTGATCGCCGGGTGACTGCGGTAGGTGTTTACGTCGATGGGGTGGACTAACTTCACAGCGCACCTCCCGCCTTCACCACTGCACGGCCGATACCCCGCTTATTCCGGATGATCCAGTTGCAGATATCAGGGGGCAGGTCTGCCACCGTGGGATAGGCTTCGGGGTTTTCCCACCACTTCAGGTCTATGACCAGCTTCACCAGCTGCTCGTAGGTGATCCCAGCGGATGCTAGCGTCCCTTCGACGGTTTCCAATTCAGGCTCCGGTGTGGGAACGGGAGCGAGCGGGGCGGGTGCGGTCTCAACGATCTCCGGTGTGGGTTCAGGAGCGGCGGGAGCGGGCGGCTCCACGATTGCGATAGCCTCGGCCTCCTTCTTCTTGCGCGGCTTGGGCTCGGTAGGTGCGGGAGGCGTGGGTGTAACGTCCATGATGGATGAACTCACGGTGACCGACTGGACCACTTGCTGGGCCGCAGGGGTGTCCTGGACCTCTTCCGAGGTGTGCATCCCGAGTGCGATCTCGGGCGCGTAGGTGCGACACCAGAAGGCGCCGGCCCGGTACTGGAGCATCTGCTCCGGCATGGTCTTCCACTTGGAGCCAGACTTGCCGTACCAACCCTCGACCTTGGCCATGTTGATATTCACGAGGGCGCCAACGAGTTCCAGGTTGGAATCGCGCTCGACTGCGAAGGCGCGGCAGCCCCACTCATCTGTCCCCTCTTTTCCAACCCATCGGAAACGCATCGGACTGAACCGACCGCAGCTGTTGACGGTGGCGATCAAGAACGAAGCAGACCAGGTGGGCTTGCCGTGGATAGGAACCATGGACTGCATGACAGCCATGACTGAGGCGCCAATGCGTTGGCTGAGTTCCAACGCGATGATGCAGTTCCCGAGGTTAGCCTCGCCCCGGTAGGCGTCGGGAACGAGGGTGCTGGACGCAAGGGCCTTGGCCATGCGTTGGACTGAAACGAACGCGTTCTCCGAAGAGAAGGCGCTGAGAGGTTGTGCTTGCTGTGTTGCGACTTGTAGGTTGCTCATACGTCAGTCAACGTATGGCAAGTGGCGTTAGGTGTCCAGCAATTTCAGAACGAATTTTTCAGATTTGTTCGGGCATTTCGACGAATGCGATCTGCATTTTTGTCGATGAAGTCGGATGCCTGGGCAGGCGGAAGAGCTAGCAGCCGCTCCCTATTCTGCTCGATAAACTTGCGGTAACCCTGACCAACGGCCTGCTGGTAGGTGTATTTCTCTTCGCGTGTGAGTTCTCGGCGCGTGCCGTTTTCGTTGACCTTGACCGTGATTGCCGGCACCGGCATAAAGACGCCTTTGCTCGCGAGCTGGCCGAGGGTATTCCAGGCGGGGTCTTCTGAACGCTGAGTAATCCAGCGGCTGTACGGGTAACGCTCGACGCGCACTGGCTCACCAAGGACGTTCAGGATCGGACCTGGCCCAATCTCGCGACGGGCATACGGCACCTGCTGAAGGAAGTATTCGTGACCAAGACCACCGGGTTCAGCCTTAAAGATCGACGGGTCAGACCAAGCATCGACTTCCTTGAGGATGTTGGGAACGAACGACCCACCAAGCCGTGCCAAGTAACGCGGCATTGATTTCTCGATAACCTCGTTGGTGTCGTACTTGTAGGCGTTAGCGAAGCCTAAGAACTCCGTGAGACCAGAGATCGCAGATGAGTCCTTCACGATGAACAGGCCGGCCGTGGCTGCATCTTGAACCTTGGCGATAATGCCCTCCTCATTCCATTTTTCTGGTTCAAACAGCTGGCGATCACGAAGTTCACCGATGGCGCCAAGCAAACCTCCGAATCCTAGCTGACGGTAGGAAACGTAGGTGTCGCCAACGCGGATCGAATAGGGCTGTCGGCCTTCTGATAGCAGCTGCTTTCGCTTGTTTGGATCGAGGGACTTGAACGATCCAGTGATGTCGATGTCACGATCCTCTTCCTTGTCATCGTCACCGAGGAACAGTGCGGCTGCCGTTGCGCCCAACGCCGTACCTAGTGAAGCCTTTGCTAGCAGCAGGTCACGTCGGGCCGGTGTAAACTGAAGCCCGCCGGGCTGGTCAGACTTGCCAGGTGCGGATTGAACCCAACGATAGACCGCAATCGGAGCCGCGTAGTTGAGAAGCTCGTTGGTGTAGTTGGCGGCAAAGCGAACAAAATTGGTTCCAGTCAGGAACTTCAGTGCCGGGAACTTACGTGAAGCGGCGTTCAGTCCTTCGTAAAGCGAACCCATCACACCCTGCGGAACCTCGGTAAACGTCACGGCCTCGCGGATATCCTTAGAGGTCATCAAGACATCGACCGGGAAGCTCTCCTGGAGAATCTCACGGGTGCGCTTGTTGACTAGGTCAGGGCGGGTGCCTTCAGCGATGGCGCGATCGCGGGCGGCCTTCACTATGTCCGCCTCTGGAAGCATCAGGTTGCGTGCTTCTTCGGATCCGACTTCCTTGTTGAGCGCGTAAGCCTTCGCGGCTCCGTCAGACATCATGGCGGTCACGTGATCTAGCGCCAACATCAGCCGGCTCACGTACTTGGCTTGACTGATTCCCTTGGCAAACAGGTTGCGAGATTCTCCGAGACCTTCGAGTGCGTTGCCGGGTTGGTCTGGATTGAAGTTCACTGAGCGGTAAAGCTCGCCGCGCCAGAGCATTGGCCAAAAGTCTCGGAGACCTTCGTTGAGCCCTTTGAGTGCAGACTTGGTAACCAGCCCGGCTTCTTTACCGGCCATGCCCGCAAGCATAACCGTGTTCAGTGCGCCGTTGAGGATGTTGAGCGCGTTGTCCAGCTGGGTTCGAGTTCCCGACAGAACCGCCGCGTACCAGTAATCCCTTAGGACATCCGAGAACCGCACGCCGCCGTCCCGGGCCATAAGGCGGAACATCTCTTGGATAATCTGGTTTCGATTAACACCCTGAGCGGCTTGTGCCCGCTGTGCTAGCTCGGTGAGCTTGCGAGCGGTAAGGCCGTTGATCTCGGCTACACCAAACTCTGGCGCCACTGCATCTCGGAAAGCCTGATCCCACAGAAGGAATGTGTCGGGGCCATCAGTCGTAATTTGATCGCCGGCTGTAGCCCTGGCGATGTTGGCGTACTTTAGGATGCGAGGCAGAGAGCGAAAGAGTTTCTCGCGAGCATCCGGCTTGACCGTCGGCAGCGGAACTTTCTTAGCAAACTCGGATCTGAAAATCTGATCGCGCTTCTTTTCCCAAGCATTGGTCAAGAGATTCGTGATCTCAGCGATGCCAGCAGGACTGAGGTTCTTCAGCCGAGGATCGGCCAAAATAACCTGAAGCATCTTCTGACGCACGGAACCCTGGGTTTGCAGGGACTTAGTTAGAATATCCTGCCACTTGATCTCGATGGGGGGGCCTTTAGGTTGACCGGGGACCTGCTTGATTTTCTTAAACTCGCGGGCAAACACGTTGTCCGCCTGCTTCATAGCTTCTTTGACTTGGTCGATCGCCTGCTGACCAGACTGAACGAGCCAATCGCGCACCTGCTGGGCAACGATCTCGGGGAACGGTATCTTGCGCTTCTGCTGTTCGTTCACCAGTCGGCGATATACCAGCTGCGGAACCATCCACGCGTAGCGAGCGAACGTCAGCTGGCGAGCGCGGCCCTGTTTACCGAAGTCAGAGCCTGCTTGAACCAACGCAGTTGCAATGCGTGCTTGCAGGTAGAGTGCGCGCAGCAAGTCGATAGGATTCTTTGCGCGTGCGATCTCCAGCTCAGATCGCTGAAGCAGTTCGCCGCCAACGTATTCACGCAGAGCCTTGTCGATGTCGGCGCCCATGAAACCCTGAAACGCCCGCTCCAGGTTCCCCTTGTAAAAGTCTACCCACTTGCGGGCTTCGGACTGCCAGTTTTCATCGGTGTCTCGGGCTACATCACCACGGAAGATGCCTCGTGATTCAACGCGCTCGGTTGGAGACGGAGGCTGAGGCCGGCCAGGAGCCCCAGCAGGAATCTCCTGGTTCGGGAAAGCCTTGATGTACTCCTCGAAGTTAGCGGCAGTCTCCGCTTCGTTGCTCAGCTGGACGTGGGATTTGATGTAGTCCATGCCAGCATTACGGGCGGCCACCCAGGACTTGGTAGCCTGGTAGATCCGGAGTGCGATCTTCGAGGCTTGATAAATCACGAAGTTCGACAACCCGGTTATGGCCTCGAATACCTTGCCCTTGGGATCGGTAGCGGCGATTACCTTTTGAAGGATGGCTTCGACGGAGTCGGGGCGTTGATTGCGCTCAGCCTCAGCATCCAATCGGGAAATAAAGGTAATATCGGAGACAATGTCAGCAGTCGCAGTAGATTTGTTCGGAATGCTTTGCAGCCATCGAACGTATTCTGGAGCAGCCTCATCCGAGATTGATTGCAGATCGGAGATAACATCTCCAAAGGTCGCTTGTTCTCCAGTCGATGGATTCGTAAATCGCACCCGGCGAGTAGCTTCGTCGGTATCATTCCTAGCCCAATCGGACAGCCGCTTTCCGATTCCACGGTTTAAACCGGATGCTCCTCGAATGTCAGCCGTGCTAGCTTGGAAACGCTGGCTTAACGGAACGACGTTACCCTCATCGTCGCGAGTGACGGGGTCGGCGGATTTGATTTGAGAAGCATCAAACACCGCAATTTCGTGAGCATTGAAATCACGCCCGCCTTCTACCGAGTCATATCCTAAAGACTTTAGTTTATCTACAACCTCCTTTTGAAGGAATGATGAACTGATAATGATCTCGCCTTCTTTTGCTGTATTTTGAGCTTTGAGATAAACAGCCATTACGTTTGATGGTCTTTTTGCCCATCTTTCAACTGCTGCCTTATCTATGCTTGCATAAAATGCTGGAAAATTTGCTTCTGAGGCAATCCATTTAGTGAACTTAGTAGCTGGCAATATTGCCGGTGGAGATGATTCGGTCCCCATGCGATAACGCTCACGAACGCCATGATACACCGGACCAACATTGTACCCCGCCGCCTTCGCAGCAGCATCCACCATCCGCTGGGCTGTCTCCATGTCACCGGCTGCAACAGCTGCGGTATACTCCGCATCTCGAATCAGTCGATCGGCCAACTGGATGTCGTCAGTAGGATCATTCGGAAACTGCTGTCTAGCCTGCGCGATGGCTTGGCGAATTGCTTTATCAACCGCAACACCAACCTGAATTAGTCCCTTGGCAATTTGCAGTGCTAGCTTTGCCAGCGGGGTTAGAAACAGCGGATCGGAGTACGAATTTTCTGACAGCCCTTTGCTGACCTTGTCGATGGCGTCTATGGCGGATTGGGCGGCTGTTTTGGGAGCCGCCTTTTCAGCCTTCGCCTCATCAGCCAACTCCTGTTCCCGCTCTTGAATCGCCGTATCCCGGGCCTCCTCAACGCGTTCTAGCAGCTGACCGACAAGCTCATCCACTCCAGTGTCACGGCCTTCATCATCCAACTCAGAGTCATCAATGACGCCGCTAGCCTCCAGTTTACGCGCCATGGCTTTAACCTGGCTCTTTTTCATGTCGGAGCCTTCATCCTCCAACTTCTGCTTGGCTTGGCCAATGGGGCCAGCGTCGATCTCTTGCTCAGCTTGAGCTAGGCGGGCTTCCTCAGCTGCTTGAAGTTCGGCTTCGGTGGGTTCGGCGACTACTGGGGTAATCATGTCCGCAACAACCTTCAAGTCGTTGCGCTGTGCATCAGTAAGTTCAAGGTCGGTATTAGCAGCCTGCTCCCGTAGCTTTGCAGCGGCGTTCTTTCCGTACACCTGGGTCGCCTGCTTCGCCATCCGCATCAGCATTTCGTTTGCGCGCTCAGGCTTTCTAGCAGCAGCTGGAGCACGAACGGGTCCTTTTGCCGTGGAAGTGTTGAGCTTCTGGGCTTTTGCTAAAACCTGATTCAGCGCCTGCTTTGTGTTAGCAATGGTGTAAGTGCCATCTCCAGGGATCTCGATCGTAACCTTGGGAACGCTTGGCCCGTACTTGGCGAGCAACTGCTTCCCGAGTTCGTGAGCTTTTCGGTACTTGGCCTCAAACCCGGCGCCCATGTTCTTGTCGTTCACGGTCTTGAATCGCTCTTCAAGATCCGTTTGACCTGTCGAAATCAGGTCTCGGTACTGCTGATCGCTTTCAGCAGGCGCAGCTTCTACGGCCCGCTCCAGCTGCTGAACGAGTTTAGCCTTGGCATCCTTAGCGTCCATGCCACCGCCGCGAGCTTGAGCAACGGGTTCGCTGACAAACTTGATGTTGTCGATGCCTTCTTGCATCGGGGCACCGGCCGCAGCTGGAGGTTGAACCTGTTCTCCGGGGGATGCGGGACGGACTTTGGAGGTGCGATTAGCGTTTTCTTGGTCAAGCGTGCGTTTTTGCAGCTGAGCCAGTTTACGATACTGCTTCTCCCAATCAGACATCGCGGCTTTGTGTGCCGCCTTTTGTTTTTCGGTTGGGTTGGGGCCAAAAAGCTTCTTAAGCGGCCTCGGTTTTTGCGCTCTTAAAAGCGCAAGATCCCCAGCGAGTTCATTGGCTGTTTTTGTGGCAGGCGTAATCGCCGCAGGGGCAGGCGCAGGTGTAGGAGTCGTGACCGTAGCCGGCGCGGGTGCAGGCGCAAGACGAACGCCACGTTTTGCCGCCCGCATTTCAGCCTGCTTTTCCGCGACCGATTTACTGACTGCTGGCGCCATGTATCCCTGCGGCACAGACTGAGGGTGCTGCTTACGAAGAAATTCAATCCGCGCTTCCGGCAGTCGATTCAGCGTTTCGACCTTTAGTTGCTTTCCAGACTCAGCAGCATTCCGAATCGCCTGCCAATGTTCGAGATTCGAGTCTTCACGTGAAAACTGTTCGCGTACCTCGGCTTGGGTAGCTTTGTTGTCCCGGGCAATTTCTTTGACCCGTGCGTCGTAGTATTGCTGCTCGGTGAGTTCATCATCGGGCTTGGGACCAATAGGAGCGGGCTTAGGCGCAGGCCTCGGCGTTTCGCCAGCCACGGCCTCCTGCTTGTCGCGCAGTATAAACCCTTCGTCTGAAGGATATCCTGTAACCTGCGATTTCTCTTGCAGCAGAAATTGGTCGGTTTCCTGAAGCCCTCCAAAGCGGGTGCGGAGAACCAACCTCTGTCCTGGGGCTAGATTTTTGATCTCGTACAACCCTTTGCCGACAGCTGTGGCCTTGGCTTTGAGCTTCCGGAGTAGGCTGTTTATTCGTGCTGGAGTGTACTCGGGGGCGGGAGTGGGAGTAGGCGCTACTGGAGTAGGGGCAGGGGTTACCGGGGCAGCGACAGGCGCCGACACTGGAGTCGCCGTAGCCTTCACCTCCGGCATCGCAATCGTCACCGAAGGCACAACCAACGCAGCAGGTTTCTGTGCAGTTCCAGCCTTCGTCTTAGCTGCTAGCTTCTTGAGTTCAGCACGAACCTGAAGGCCGTGTTTACGCACTTCCTCTGGAGTCATTCCAGACCGCTCGACTGCCCACTTCAAGTAATCCGCGTCGCTATCAGATTTTTTTGTCTGCGTCACAATGTACGCAGCTAGATCAAAATCGCTGTCAAATTTCGGCAGGTACGTATCCTGAGAGATGCTGTAACGGGGCTTGGCACCGGCAAGATTCTTAGGGAGTTTCGTGGATGTGGTGACCTGCGGCGCGGGCGTAACCGGAACAGGCTCTGGAGTCCGAACCACCGGAGTGGCGGCTTTCGCGGCAGGTGTCACCACCGCCTGAGCCCCACCCAATCGGGCACGGTAATCTGCAAGAGTGATAGCACCCTCTTCGCTCAGCATTCCTTCATCTTCGGCCGTGATTAGCTGATCGAGTTCATCCTGCTCGTCGGGGGCTAGGCCGGTTTCGGGATCGACAGTTGCGGCGGCAGGAGTGGGCGCGGGGGTGGGAGTTACAACAGGAGTTACAACAGGAGTTACAACAGGAGTTACAACAACCTGCGGCTGTGCAGGTACAGGTGTAACTTTCGGGGCGGGCTCAGTAACCACCTCCTCTTGACCCGGTAATCCAGCTTCTTGAGACCTCCTCAGGACATCTTCAGCTGTGATCTCGGGCTCACCCTCTTGCTGTGTGTCTTCCAAACCTGCCACGGTGGCGTTTGCACGCGGCAACGGGTTTGTCGGATCACCGCCAAGTGCTTCGTTTGCAGCACCAGCTAATTTAGCATTGCGGCTTGAACCAACGAGACCGCCAACGATGCCTCCAGATAGGGAACCAACGAAGCCCGCTTGTGCAACGCCATCAAGCCATCCGCGTTCGGGATCATAGACCGCAGCTGCGGCAATGTTTCCTCCAAGCTGCTCAGCTGATTCTTGGACGCCCTCAGTGGCCAGCGCCTCGACAGCGCCCCGGACACGTTCAGCACCTGTGGCTCCAAGAAACTTTCTTTGGTACTTGGCAGACTTGGGTACAAGACTTTCGGCAAGCCGCTCGCCGATGCCTCCGATCCGACCAGTTACAAAACGTCTCGCTACCTTAGGCGCTGCGCCTAAAAAAAACTCAGTGGCGGCGCCAATCGGAGCAGTTGTGATGAATGCTTGAGTCTTCATCTGCTCGCGGCGATCTTGAAGATCCGCAGCAACATCGTACTGCTGGCTAGCCATAGCCTCGGCAATGCGACGATTTATGGTGGTATCAGCCTCTTCGGCTGCTGACTCACCTGATTGAAGTCCGTAGGAGATAGCGGCCCCAAGGGGAGCGGCCGGCCCAGCAATTAGCGCAGCTGGTAGTGTGGCAACTGTACTTCCAATACCGCCCATAACCTGAGCGGGCAAAGACTCTCGCACGCCGGGTAGACCAGGGTAGGTTTCTTTCCCAAACTCTTGGATGGCTTGGCCAGCGCGGTAAAGAGGCTCCTGCTCCAGGGGAACTTCGGCAGTCTGCTCAATCTTCCTTCCGGTGTATGGGTTGACTGTTGGTGGAGGGAAAAAAGTGGCGGCGCGGGCTGCTGCTTTCGCGGTAAGACCAAGCCCCTCGATCGCCCCACGCGGTAACTCAGACAGCGTGTTGAGCGCAGTTTCGACCGTGTCGTACTGCCCCAACTGAAACTTAGCCTTCTCTTCCGCCTCGGTCTCAGCTGCTAGCTCTTCCTGCCTCCGACCAATAAGGCCCTGTCGGATCGCCTGGTAATTCTCACGAACGTAGGACTGAGCCTGTTCGTCCGTAACATCATCCGGAAACGCAACCCGGCCAAGCTCGCGTCCAAAGTCGATCTCGATTGCCATAGTAAATTAAAGTTCCACGGGCGCACGACCACGCGGCATTCGCAGGATTGCGTCAAATTGCTCCTGAGACAACCCCAATGGAAGGGAGTTCGTTCCAGCGCCTGCCTCATTGAGTGATCGACGCAGTTGAAGTCCGAGAACAGTGGGGTCAATGCCATTGTATTCGCTCATGGCTTGGCGCAGCTCTTCTGGATCAATTCCCAGCGACTCGCTTGACATCGAGCTGGCTGGCGCAAGGGAATCAACCGGAAGCCTTACTTGAGGTGGTGCGTTGGTTGTAGCTACTGGAGCGTTGGTGCCGCGTCCGATGCGGGGGAGATTTGGGATTGATCGAACGTCTATAACTTGGTTGGGCGAGATTGAAGGAACCCGATTGGTTCCTTGTTTGATGCCAGCCTCTGGACCTGGAAGTGTTTCCAGATCTTTCATATTTTGCTTTCGGTCCTTCCGTATCACCTCCAGCTGCGCTTTGGCTTCTCCAAAGGTGAGACCCCTGCTCTCTCCAAAATATCCGAACTGATCCTTGCGAACCTTTACGTTCCCCTTGTCGTCTGTGTAGACATTGACTTCTGAATCATTGTCTTTGGCCAGCTTGCGAAGGTTTTTCATTGCTTCATCAATGTCAGCATACGGGTCTTGCTCACCTTCTGGTGAGGCCAAGCGTTTGGTTAGCAACTCGCGAGCAGCTTCGGGCGAAACAGGCAAAGTGTATTCGCCGCTAGGGTCAGAGAATTTCACGGTCCCCGCCTTCTCGGTCTTCTTTAACGCAGCCGCCGGAGCCCTGTACTGCTGGCCACCGATTGTGACGATTTGCCCACCGCCAGACGGCGCACTAGCACCCATAGGCGCCTCAGTTAAAGGCTCTCCACCTCCGTCGAAAATGTCAGGAGAAAATCCCTCGATCTGGTTTAGTACATCTTGTGGAAGTTCTTGATCTTGTTTTTTACCAAACGGGATAAACCCCCGCCGAATCAATGCCACGTTCTCGGCTCTTTTGTCGGCCATCGCTCGCGCTGTACCTCGTAGGCGTCCAGCTTGGTATGCTGGGCTTCCGATAACTTCCGGAGATAACGGAGGCTGAGTTCCGTACATAGCATAAAGTTCCCCCTCCGCGCCTGCTAGCGTATCGGATTGAAGACGGCGATCGCGCTTCAAAGCAGATCCTGCGTAGTCGGGTAAACCTTGAGAATTTAAAATTAAATCCTGACCAAACTGGCTGGCTGCCGCATCAAGCCGCGCCTGAATACGTTCTTTCAAAGCAGCCTCCCGATCGGTGCCCATCTGGGTGTAATACTGCTCGCGCACTCGCGTATCTTCAGCACGCTGCGCTGCTGCTTCCTCTCTGGCCTGGCGTTGATTCGCCAGCTGCACGCCTTGGAGGTACGACTGCCCGATGTTTTCGAGTCCTGAGAAGGGGTTTGCCATAAAATTTTAGCTTAGTCCTTGGCGACCGTAACCTGTCGGCATTCCGGTTGAATAATCCCAATTACCACCTGTGCCAGCATTAGCGCGAGTTTGCGCCCCCAGCTGCGCGAATCCAAGGTTGGTCAACCCTGATCCGAGCGATCCCAACGCCTGACCCGCGACACCAGTTCCGCTTGGCATACCGGCAACACCAAGCAGCGCCTGTTGCTGGGCGCCACGCTCACCGCCTCGCAGGGCTGCTATCTGTTGCGGAGTGAACTCGTAGTTGGCTAGCGGTGCCATTGGTGTGGTTCCGATGATGTTGGCGAATTGTTGTTCACCGAGTCTTGCGGCTTCATAAGAACCCCGACCAATGTCTCGAAGAACCAAATTCTTCCCGGCTCCACTTCCGGCAAACCCTTTCTCAAGAGCTTGGCTGGCCGCTCTACGTTGAATCTGAGCCGCGACATCAGGTGGCAGTTCCCCTCGAAGCAGCGCTAGCGCGTTCTGCGTGCGCTGAGCTTGGCCTTCCTGATAACCAGGAATCTGAATACCGAGCGACTCCAGAAGCTGGGCGCGACTAATCGCATTTCGCTCAGCCTCCATCTCACGGGCACGAGGCGCGTTTAGGGAGGATTCTCCCATCACGGAGCCAATGTTGATTCCCGGGAGGTTAGCGGCGTCACGGGCCTGCCGGCGCGAGGCGCTAGCAGACGATGCCGACATACCGGCACCAATCCCTGCCGACACAATTCCGCCTGCGATTACTGGCCCAACTGCTGATGCGAATATTGACATAGTAAGTATTGATTTTCCCTCACGGACGCAATGTCGTTCAGGATGTCTTCGTGATCCGTCTTATTGCTGGGGTTTAAGTGGACCGTCGTCCAAGTGGTATCTTCATGGATAAACAGCACACGGCGGGTTCCTGGCTTCGTGATGCCAGAATACGGCGCTACGTAGGTAACTAGACCTTCGTTCTCGCTGATGACTGTGACCCTGCCTTTGGTGATGAAGAACGGGTTGTCGAACTTATGAATGCGACTGGTTACGATTGACCCAGCCGGCATGAAGATTTCACGCACGTACATCCCCTCTGGGAACGTGTGCTTCAGTGGGCACTCCTGCTGCGGAAGATTCGCCACGAACGCTTCCCACCTGTCCAGACGATCGTCGAACGTGATGGTCTCATCCGTCAGGATGTCGAGCCACGTAACGGGCTGAACGGCTACTGGAAGCTCCTCAGTTATCAGAGTCATCAGATGAATCCACCGAACCGATATTGAATCTTCGCGGACCCGAACGGCTGCACGTTAATCACGCTGCGCTCATTGGGGCTGTACGCCTCAAGCTCATTCCGAAGCGACCGCAGTGCTAGCTGGATCTCGCGCTCGGCCTCGGTGTACTGATTCCGGTCTTCCTTCTGGATCGCTTTCATCATGTGCTTGATCGCCTGGAGGTTCCCAATAAACAGCCAGTCTGAATCAACAATCGCCGGTATGAAGTCCAGACGAACGATCGCTTCTACGACGGTGTTGGTGCAAGTCTCGTCTGCTGGCACGCAGCCGTCTCCGTTGTCGATGCAGCAGTTGTCCTGGGTGGTGCTGCACGAGTTGGCGCCACCGCACACCTCGGGCATACCGACAAGGTAGGTGCGACGGTACTCAGGGTTCTGCTCGCTCGGGCCCCAGATGGCGATCTGGGTCTGTACGCCGGTCGTCGTGTTAACCGCGTTGATCGTTAGACTCCCTTGGGTCAACGGCTTCTGGGCGCCAGTCAGACCTGGCATCTTGAAGATGTTTATTGCGGATGTCTCGACGTATGCGACCACCGATGGGTTAGGCAGCGTCACGTACTCACCCCAGACGTACTCTCCAGTTACCGCATCTAAGGTCCGGATCGGCTGGTTGGTGGCAGCATTCAAACCCTGAAGTAGCACGCGCTTACCTGCATCAGCTGCTAGCTGTGGGTAGATACGAATCTTGGACGCGCCTGTGAAATCCCGAAACTGCGTCACCATGCCACGATCCAGCAGCTGGTCTTGCTCGCATCCTTCACGGCCGCATCCGGTACGCGGTGCCCGGGTGTCCGTCTGGAACTCGTACCACTGGTTCTGGATGGGGATGTTGTAGCCGCAGAGGTTCATCGCCTCGATCGTCTTGACCTCCCGAGGCCAGGTGATGCAGCCAGCGGTGACGCAGACGCGAAGCTTCTTGTACGTACCCCACCACTTGCCCATGTCCGCCAAACGAGCCTGAGCCTCGTTGAGCAGCTGGACGAAACGCTCGTCGCAGGTGGCCAGACCGACTGCCTGCGGGATCGTGGAGTTCTTGGCTTGGGCGAGGGTTTTTCTCATGGGACGTAAGCCGGGTTTAGTGCGGTAGCGTAGACTTTTACTTGGTAATCCGCAGCGACAAGACCTGGATTGAAGAACGGAATTGAAATCACTCCTAAAAGATTAAGCGAAACCCAAACATTCGTGAAGTCGCAGACATACCTGAATGACGGAAGTTTTTCATACGGAGCAGTTCCTGAGCTTACAAAATGCAAGCAATCAACTTCTTGTCCGCTGTACCAAGTGTAAGTTGTTACACCGCTTACTCCATTAAATACAACAGACCCAGCTGCGATTCTTACTAGTACAACGCGTACCATAAACGGCATTAATGGAGCGCCGCTGGTTGGATTTATAAATCCGTGCGAGAAAGGGACAAGCACGTCGCTAGCAAAAGATGTAAGCGCAACTCCAGCCGACGCATACGTCAAAAACTGTTTCAAACTCAACCGCGTCAAATCCCGCTTCTGTGAAAGCAGCTGGAAATTCACACCATCGTACAGCACTGAAACCACCTGCCCAGTCAGGATGTCGTTCGCTGACAGCGCCACCGTGGCATCCTTCGTGATTGTCTTAGCTCCCTGGCCATCGACGTTCAACGTACAGCCGGCAGTGTTGGTGTGATTCGCAATGAAAGTGTAAATCTGGCCGGTCCGATAGGCTGACGCCGGGCTTGGATATGGCGGCGAGTTTATGACTGCGTAAACTCCAGCGGCGCCGCTAGCAGTTCCGGCAAACACCACTTCACTCGACAGTCGAATGAACTGAGCATCTCCGGCCGCCGACGAAAACTTCAACACCTCAACTGGGCGATTACTGATGTCGGTGCGAAGCCAGTAGAGTCCAGGGTTCCCGGGCACGGTCTGAGAGCTTGCCCACTCTGCTCCAGTGTTCAGGTTACCAATCAACGCGGCGGCGTAGGCGTCAAGCCGATCCTGTTCCGAGGCGTAGCAGGTTGGTGGCGGCAGTGTGCCAGCGGAAATGTCAATGGTTGGCATGGTTAGATGCGGTAAAGGTAGTCGTTTGGCTTACACGGGCCTGGGTCGCATTCAAGCGCCAAACAGCCCTCGGGACAATCGAAATAGAAGAACTGCTCAAGAGGCGCAACGCAGCGGTTCGGGCGCCCTGTGAGAAATGCGTTGCCGAACTGGCCTCCGTTATTGCGTACCAACCCTTGTCCGCTGAGCCTTCGGACGCTGTTGCATCCAATCTGGATGTTATCGACGTACCGGAAGAAGTTTCCGATCGAGGAGGTGAACGCTACGTCTGGCCCAGGACTCGCGCAGGTAAACGTCGTGGTGGTCGGTGTTCCGGTCACGATCACCTGGTCGTTGAACGAAGCGTTGCTGAGCCCCTCAACGGTTACGTGGTATCCAAGGAGTATCTGGTGCGCCTTGTTCGTCGTGTACGTGGCGACTCCGGCGGTGCGCTGGAATCCGATGGGTTTGATTTCCCACGGGAAGTTGATCGGGCTGTTGATGCCGAGGAATCCGCCGGAAGATGTAGTGACCACACCTGGATTGGAAACCGTAAACTGATTCGAAGCTGGAACGGAAAGGACCGTGAACACCCCGTTGAACGTGCCGTCTGACACGCCAATCGTCGAAATTTCCATTCCCACCTGAAGCTCGTGAGCTGATGTGGTGGTGAATGTTGAGATACCGCTACCATCTCTTGACGCGCCCGCCGGAACCGCAAGCGGAGGATTGATCGGTATCTGGTAGTCCGTCGGGTAGTACCAGGTGGACTTGTTGACATCATGGTTGTTGACCAGGAAAACGGCGTCCAAGGGGGTGTACGCGGTCTGGTAGAACCACGATCCCGGTCCTGTCAGGAGAACATCGTTGTTCTCGATCAACATATCCTTATGCCCTGAGATCAAGGTTGAGTAAGCCTCTGGGTTAGTAATAGTTGGAACCCCTGAAATCAACGTAAACCAATCCTGCACAACCAAGGCAATAAAAGCTGATATGTTCAGCGCCGAGTTGTGATGGATGTGGGTTCCCTTGTGTTGGTAGGAATCGACGTAGAAGCAGGTGCCACGGAACCCGTCGAAATTGTTGTAGCTGATATCCGCGCCGTTGGCTTCACGAACGGTGATAGCAGTAACCGGACTCTGCTGATTAACGGGGTCGGGTCCACCCTGAACCCGGTTGTATTTGAACTCGCATCCTGTAGCAAAAATGCGCTGGCTTCGGAGCATGGTTACCTGGCCGTCGAGGTAGAGGCCGGGGAGTATGTCTGGACCAGGTGCGGCAACAGTAAACTTAAACGCGTCCGGAATGCTTACCACTGTCGAATTTACGTAAAGTGTGACGTTAGCTACTACTGCTGGAAATACGTTTGGTAACGCCTGAACAACAGTAAAATTCAAATCGTCTATAATAGATGCAACCGTCCAAGTTCCATTAAATGAAGCATCAGTAACAATACCTTGAATTTTAACCGTTGCGCCAACATTGGCGAAATGCCTTCCATAAGTCGTATACGTAGCTATACCAGCATTGCGCTGAGCAAATTGAACCGCAGTCATCGTCACCAGCACCACATCACCCACCCTCAACGTGTGCTTCATCACGCAGGTGTAGGTCGCAACACCACCAACACGAGAAACCACATTGATCGGGTTAATAAGACTTGAAAACCCTCCAACCACACACTGAGTGTTCGACTCTGCGCTACCGGGGTACAGGGTGCTTTGAATCGAGTTGCGTCCTTGGTAGCTGAAATCGTTGTTTAGAACCCTTGCTCCCTGAGTGTTGTCAGAAACATTCATCGGAAGAAACGACTTCACGATAAACGTCTCGGCATCTGCAATTCCAACTCCGAAATCGTAGAACTGGTTGTTCTGAATGAGCGCGTTCTCGCCGACGTGGTTGATTCCAGCGACGGTGTAAGAGGAGTTTACGCCAGCTGTTGATTGAGCCGTCAGTAGGACATCTGGGTATTGTGTCGGAGAGTAGACGCGTCCGTTTTGAGCGGGAAGCGTAATGGTTGGATTTGGTGCAGTATCAAGAAAGTAAACTTCGTTGGCTGAAACAAACCCTGCAACCGTAAAAGTTCCATTGAATGTTGCATCCGTAATCCCCGTGACAATGATTGAATCACCAACTGTAAACCCAAAATTCCAAGCTGGATGTTTTGTTAGTGTTATGTAGCTGAAAGTAATGTAATTTACCCTAAGTGCGCCAATAATTACAGCCCTGAGATCGCGTTGAAACGACATCGAGGTAATGTTTTCAACCTGACCAAATCCAACAAACGAAGAATCGTTTCCTGGTCCAACTGTGATTATGTTACTTATGTACTGCCCTAATACACTGACGTTAGTGTATGGAGCCGGAACAACCGGCGGCATGTATGCCGGTGTTGCTTTTGTTTCAATGAAATGTGGATACGCCGTATTGTAAGTGTTTACACCGTTTGTCCGTTGAACCGAAGTAATCTTAGTGTCTGCGACCGAGTTGTTGGCGTAGTTTCCATCGAAAGTAATTCCATCAATTATCGTGTTCTTGCAGTTAATACTGTCTAGCGGCGCACCTGCATAAGCTCCAGGTGCCCCTACTACCCCAAACCCTGGGTAATTTCCAAGAGTCTTCAGCATCTGGATGTTGGCGCCGTAAGTGTCCCCTCTTTTGGTTGAAGTGTGGTCGGCAAACTTCAGGATCGTCTTTCCGATGCCCTGGCCTGTGAATTCTACGTTGTTGATTACGCCTGTGAATGGTGGATATCCCATCACAAGTGACGAGGTGTAGCCGCCGCCAATTAGGTTGATCCAGCCGTCTTCGGTTACCAGGGGTGCATCAGCTCCAGGAACCGCTGCTGTAAATTGCGTCGGAGTAGGTATGCTGAGAACCGCGAATCCAAACTGTAACGGCCCGGTGCCATTGAAGCTAGCGTCCGTAAACCCGTACAAGGTGATCTTCTCGCCGACAACGAGCCCGTGCGGTGTGGACGTGTTGAACGTCGCAACGCCTGCGGTGCGGACACGGTCGATGATCTTCGCCCCAGGACTCGATCCAAGCAGGAATGTCCCTACTGGAAAGTCGCAGCGCAGCGCAGCGAATAGGCATTCATTGATCGCCCACGCGCTGTTTCTCAGTCCACAGGGATCGGCGCCGTAATCGACTGGGTTTGAAGAAGGCATACTATTCGGAGAGTAACGGGCAGGCGACGCGGCTGAGATCGCCGTAAATATCCTCTTGAAGGCGTTGAGCAACCATCGCCACGCGCTTGAGCCGGAAGCGGCCAGTGTTCACGTACCGCAGCTGGAACTCATAGCCATCACGAGTAAATCCCCCGGTCTGCACGTCACACTTGTCCGGAGGCTGCGGGAGGGCAATGCGCGATCTGGCTGGCGGCTGGTAGTATTTGACCTCTTGGCAGTTAATCACCGCAGGAGGGCATGAAATCTCGCCTGGCTCGCAGTTGCGGTACTTGGCGCAGTCTTTAATCTCAGCCCATGGTTGCCAGCACTCGCCCTCGTTAGCCTTGAAGTAGACCTTAGCTTCGATATTGCCCATTACCTGGTCGTACCACTGCTCGGCGCTAACAAGGCGCTTCTTGTTTGTAGGTTCACCAAACGTCAGTGAGCGGGTCTCAATGGTCCAGTCGATCGGTACATCATCGAACCCATCGAAATCAAACTGGCCGTTCTTCGTGACTTCAAAAAGACCGATGTCCCCTTGATTCAGTCCAAACATAAAGCAGCGTTCTTGCTTCTGGATTCGGATCGTCAGCATCTGGAACACATCGACTCCAGTCCAGACTCCCTCCCATGCCGGCGGGAGTTTTCTGCCTATGCCCGAGACCAGATCAAAGTCCAGCACTACGACCCCTCGGTGTACGATACCTCGGTTGTTGACCTTCTGAGGCTGAATGGTCATCAGCATCCGATTGTCAAAGTTCACGGAGCTAGCAGCCGTCAGGTAAAAATCCGTGTCGTAAGCCAACGCACGGGTCACTTGTCGGCTGATCGGAGTATTTCCAAGCTCAGTAAAGTCGCGCCTGGCGTAGATCAACGAGCGAATACCGTCCTGAGCACGGAAGAAAAGATCACCGTTTACCGGCACGATGGATTCGTGGTTGAACGATCCGAAGTTCAGGAGTGCAAATCGCTGGATAGGATAACTGAGATCCTTCCAAACATCCCGGTCCACAGGCGCGTTAAACGCGTAAGTGGCGGTCGGGGTGAACACCAGCAGGTCGCCGTCGCCAAGGGACGTGTCCAGGTTGGCCGCGAATGCCAGCCCTGTAATCGGACCGTTTGAGACCGCAAAGGCGCCGCCTTCATTGATGAACGTGTTTTCCGTGAATCGAATCACGCTGTCTCGACCAAAAGCAGGATCGCCGTAGACTAGGTCTCCGCCGTAGTATTCCGATCCATTAGCAACCCAGAGCCGGCCTTTTCCGTAAGCCATCGGGCCTCCAACGGGAACTTCATTGCTTGCAGCTCGTCTAAACGAAGTTCCGTCGTAGAGATATGGCGCATTCTGCTCGTCTTGAATGATCAACCAGTTCTCTGCCTGCTGAAAGTAAACGTGATCCGCATTCGGATTATTTGCCGCTAGCAAATATCCGGTGAAATTCGGTCCCAAAAGAGGTCCAGCATCAACTCCTGGGCTGTAGGTCGTGAAAGTTGTTGGGCTGGGAATCGTCTGGACAATGAAGTCTCCGAAAAATCCTGCGGAAAAACTTGCTGCAACAGGCTCCGGAAGTCGCACCACCATTCCTGGAAATAATCCATGCGGCGCTCCGCAGACGTAAGTCGCAACATTTGACACGCGGCCACGTGTGCTTACGGAAAATGTGCTGGTTTGCGGAGTTTGATCTGTGACTAGGAAATTATTTCCTATGTCGATCTGGAAGACTTTGCCTCCGATTGAAGCGTAAATGTAAGGGTCTCCGTTGTCGTTGGTGTAAGATCCGCACCCTTGAAAAAACCCCTCTTTAAACGCCGATTGCACCGCAGCGTTGTAGTAACCTCCGTTGTAGAGAACGGCGGGATCGTTAAACGTCAGCAGCTTGGTCCAAATCCCCGGCCGCGCTTTCGGGAATCCTCCGCGCACCGTCGTGTTCACCGCCCATGCTAGCTGGTTGGGTTGGATGAGTGAGGGCGAAAAACCGCTATCCACCCCACCTTCAGCGGTGAGGAGGCCATCTACTATGCGATTTTTTTCTGCGACCATGACGCTTGAACCTATTGAAAGGCCGCAGCAGCATTCCCGCAAGATGAATGAAAGCCCAGATTACCTGTCTATACCGTGGCGTACAAAAGACCGCTTTCTCATCGAAGCCGAAATGGTTCGTCGCGGCGGTTACATAATGTCCGGTGGCGTCAAGTACGGATGCGGGAAATATCATCACTTCAAAGCGGCCATGACGGCGCTTTGGCCTCACTTCGATTGGCACATCTGGTCTGACCTGCTAATCAAGACTTTCGCGGAAAATCAAGAGGTTGGAATCATGGGCCCAGGATCATCTGGCAAGACCTACACCTCTGCAGCATTCGGGCTCTGCACGTTTTACATCTACCCTACCGGCACCTCGATCATCATGTCGTCAACGACGCGTGAGGGTCTCCAGCTGCGAATCTGGGGCTCGATCAAGGAGTTGCACAACAAGGCCAAGGCCCGCCGGGAATGGCTTCCTGGGCGCGTTATCGAGAGCCGGTTTATCCTGACCAGTTCTGACCAAGACGCCGAGGCGCAGGATTTCCGCGATGGAATCATCGGTGTAGCGTGCAAGGTTGGTGGTACGTTCGTTGGCCTCTCGAACTACGTCGGACTCAAGAACGACCGAGTGATGCTGATTGCAGACGAGGCGTCTCTTATGAGCCGAGGGTTCCTCGATTCAGTCGCCAACCTTCGCAAGAATCCTGAGTTCAAGCTGATCGCGATGGGGAATCCCAAGGATCGCAACGACGCGCTTGGGGTTGTCTGTGAGCCGCACTCTACGATGGGCGGCTGGGAAGGCATTGAATACCTTGAGCAGACACGCACCTGGAGAACGCGGGCTCCAGGAGGGGTTGCTGTCCAGCTGTGCGGGTACGACACGCCGAACGCAAAGTTTCCGAAAGGCACTAATCCGTACCGAGGCATCATCACGCCAGAGCAGATTCAGGCGGACTTGGATTACTACGGCCGAGACTCGTTGCAGTTCTCGATGATGAACCTCGGGCTGCTGCCCCGAGACGGCGGTACGCGGCGCGTGGTAACTATGTCGCTGTGCGAGCAGAACCAGGCGTTCGATGAAATTATTTGGCAGGGCGCCGACAAGATCACACGAATCATTGGGATCGACGCGGCGTACTCAGGCATCGGTGGTGACCGATGCGTTATGATCGACCTTCAGTACGGCCCGGACAGCACCGGGCGAATCGTGCTAGCATTCGCTGAGGCCCCGATCGTAATCCCTGTTACGGCCGTCAAAGCGCAGCAGGCGGAGGAGCAGATTGCCGAGTACGTGCTTCTGTACTGCAAGCAACGCAACATCCCGCCTAATCAAGTGGGATTCGATTCCACTGGACGCGGCACGCTAATGTCTGCGTTCGCCCGCCTGTGGTCGCCTGAGGTTGTGCCAATCGAGTTTGGTGGTCGCCCGACGGATCGCCCTGTTCGGAAAGGTGATCCAAAGACCGAGCGTGAAGCCTACGGCAAGATGGTCACAGCCCTCTGGTATTCGTCGCGCCTGCTGATCGAATCCAAGCAGCTGAGGAAACTTCCCCGGGAAGTCGCTGAGGAAGGGTCGATGCGCGAATGGGGAATCTCCCGCACTGGTTTGATCGACGTGGAGCCCAAGCACAAAACTAAGGAACGCATGGGCAGATCCCCTGATTTATGGGACTCTTTCGTGGTCGCACTCGAAATGGCTCGCAGAACGGGATTTGAGATTGCAGGCGGGCAGGGGGTTGGTATTGTCAAGCGACAGACACCAAAGTGGCTGACACGTCTGTCAGATAAGCGTCGCACGATGGATACTGAGCATTCGCTAACCTATTCCTAACCTTATGGCATCATTCAACAAAGTCATCCTGATCGGCAACCTCACCCGAGACGTAGAACTCAAGTACCTTCCGAAAGGGACTGCCGTTTGCAACCTGAGCTTGGCGGTCAATCGCCGCTGGAAGACCGAGGCTGGTGAGGAAAAGGAAGACGTGTACTTTGCTGAGTGCAAGGCGTTCGGGAAGCAGGCTGAAACGCTCGCTCAATACGTCAGGAAAGGGAATCCGCTGATGATTGAAGGGCGCTTGACCCGGGAAGAGTGGGACGACAAGAAGACCGGAGACAAGCGGTCCACCACGCGGATTATGATCGAAACCTTCCAGTTTCTTAAGGAACGCAGCGAAGGTGCCGCTCCCGCGCCGCGTCAGGAGTCCGCCCCTACCGCGCCAAAGCCTGATCTCGACGCCGATGATCTGCCGTTTTAAAAATCAGGCAGCATGAATTACAACACGTTTCCAAACGGTGGATGGCAGTTCTACGAACCCGCAACCAAGTGGACCGCGCCAAACCCGATGAATTACGATTTTCATTCGATGGCGCGATTGATCCAGCAGCACAGGATTGCCAACCACCTTCCATCGTCATTTGAACAAGCGGTGAGTGATCTGGAAGCCTACACAAAAGCTCGTTTTCCCCAGCAAACAACAACTCAATCCACTCAAACCAATGCTCAACCAAGGGTATCAGGCTGTCGCTCGTGCGGTGGAAAGGGTTAAAAATACGGCGCAAGGGGTAAGGATTCTTGCGGAATGGCTGGGCGATGGCGGTATTCCCGTTGATCGCTCAGTAGCGCAGCATCGTCTTGATACGTGTCTGCACTGCCTGCACAACAAACCCACCAAGCCAGATGCAATCGAGAAGACTGTCGCTGAGGTCATCATTGAGCAGGAGCAGCTGCGCCACGACATGGCTATGATCCTTCAAGGTGAGTCTAATGCTGGCACCTGCGAAGTCTGCGGCTGCTACCTGAAGCTCAAGGTCTGGGTGCCATTGAGTTACCTAGGCGATCGTGAAATGCCTGATAAATGCTGGATTTCGCAGGAACGGAAAGCAATCTGAGATCAATATGAGTTTCAAAGAACCAAGTAGAGTCTGGAATGTTGTTAGTGCGATGCTAGAGGCTGAACAGCCTCGTTCTCGCAATCGCGCTCGCATTAACGCTACCTTTAACGGTAATCCTCCATACAGCGAAGAGGAGGCTCGCGACAACAAGATCCAGACAAACGTCAACTTCCTGGAAGGTACGCGCATCATTCATGCGGCACGCCAGCAGTTTACGAACGCGTTCCTGAAGCCTCAGAATTACTTTTCTGTGGGCCTCGATACCGGCCCTCGGGATAAGCGCACTGAGTGGGGCAACATCATTACCAAGCAGTTGAACCGCGTGATGAAGCGGTCTCCGAAGTATTCCACGGTCTTGGAATCTCAGTTTGCTGCGACGGTTCTGCACGGTATCGGGCCGGTGACTTGGCTACGTGATCGTGAATGGTGCCCGTCGGCTCGTGGAACCGAAGACATTCTGGTTCCTACGAACACGCTGACCACAATGGAGAATATGTCGCACTTCGCGATCTACACCTCCTTCACAGCTGCGGACCTAATCCGCATGACTCGCGGTGAGAACGTCGATCCCGGCTGGAACCTAAAGCTGGTGAACGAGCTGCTGGCCGCGATGATCCAGCGCGAGGCATCGAGTCTCCAGGTAAACGATTGGTCCGGCCAATACTTCCCTGAAAAGATTGAGGAAGACTTCAAGGAGAACTCTGGTTACTGGGGTTCCGATGCGACTCCGGTGCTGCGGTGCTACGATTTCTACTTCCTAGACACGACCAGCGACGATCCTTCTTGGCGCCGCCGCATCATCGTTGACCAGTACAACAGCGGCATCGGTAATATGCAGACCGCTGGCCAATGGCTCTTTGATGCCGGCGACCGCTGCTACGGCCGGGATATCTTCGAGCTGATGCACATCCAGTTCGCTGACGGCGCTGTGGTTCCGCCGTTCCGCTGGCACTCGGTGCGTTCCCTTGGCTACCTGCTTTATGCGGTGTGCCACCTCCAGAATCGCCTGCGCTGTAAGTTCACCGACTCCGTTTTCGAGCAGATGCTCTGGCTCTTCCGTAATGTCGCTGATGGTGACATGGAACGGATGGAGAAGATCGACCTGGTGAACATGGGCGTGATTCCCGAGGGTCTCTCCTGGGTTCCGCAGTCTGAGCGTCACGTTGTCGATTACCCGATGCTGTCCGGCGCTATGGCGATGCACCGCCAGATCATGTCTGAGTCGAGTGCTGCCTACACGCAGGACGTGAATGACGGATCATCGAAGGAGCTGACCGCTACCGAGGTTATGGCTCGCGTGAACAACGCCAACGCGCTGATGGGCTCTATGCTTACACGCGCCTACACGCAGCAGAATTTCCAGTACCGCGAGATCGCTCGCCGGTTCTGTACGATCGACCATCCCGACTGCAAGCAGTTCCGTCGCAAGTGCGAGGCTGACGGTGTTGATCCCTCCGTCTGGAGCAACCTCGACGCATGGGACATCATGCCCGAGCGCGTCATGGGTTCCGGCAACAAGATGCTGGAGATCGCTCAGGCTGACCGCCTGATGGCTATCCGACCGCTGCTAGCTCCGGATTCTCAGGCCGAGGTCGTGCATATGTATGTCGAGGCCAACACCGATGATCCCCTCCTGGCGAATCGCTTGGCTCCGATCGACAACAAGCCGGTCTCCCCGGCTGTCGAACGCGCTACCCTGGCGTGGGGCACGCTTATCGACGGTCAACCTGTCGTTATCGCAAGCGCACTCAATCGCCCCGAGTACATCCAGACGCTGCTTCAGATGCTTGGTGGCGCCATTGGCCGCATTGAAAAGGAAGGTGGCGGCATGACCACGATGGATCGCGTGCTGGGATTGGCCAACGTAATCCAGCATATCCAGGAGCAGATCCAGTTGATATCCCAGGACCCGGGCCAGGAGCAGAACATCAAGCTCTACAACGACGGCATCAGCCAGGCTTCAAACTACATCAAGGGCTACGTACAGCGCCTCCAAGAGCAGGCTCAAGCTCAAGCCGAAGCTGGCGCAGCTGGCAACGGAATGGACCCCGAGACGGCTGCAAAGATCCAGGCGATGCTCATCACCGCGCAGTCCAAGTCGCAGATCGCTGCGGCAAACTCCGAACAGAAGCGGACTCAGAAGCAGGTCGCGTTCGATCAAGATCAGCAGCGCAAGAATGCTAGCACGATCGCTGAAGCTCAGCGTAAAGGCGCTCTGACTCGCGCAGACATTGCCGCCATGGATCTCAAGACTCAGGCCAATATTCTCAACCAATGACCCCAAAACAAGAGTTTCAAAAAAACCAACAGCGCCTCAACGAGCTTAAGCGCCTCCTGGATAATCAGGACTTACAAGCTGCCATACTCGTTGCGTTCAATAATTTCTGCTGGAACCTGCCAGCCTCAGAGAATCCTCAACATGGATGGAATGCAAACTGTCGCAGACAGGGCGCAAAGGCATTGATTGATGAACTCAACGGGCTTGCAGAGATGCGGAAAGAAAAACCGACCACCACTCAAAACCTCGAATGAGAATCCTATTATCACCTGATGCCCCAACTGATCGCGGGGCGGATTACACTGACGCATTTGCAGGAATCGACGCCATCGAAGGCAGCGGGCTGGACAACCCAATGGGATCACCGTCCCAGCAGGCTCCTCAAGAGGTAGCTCCTGCGCCTGCGGTATCCGCTCCAGAGGTTCAGGCGGCTGCCCCCGCTGACCTTGCTAAGCCCAAGAACGAGGATTTCTTCAACCTCGATAAGTTCACCCCCAAGAAGGATGAACCGGCACCGACCGCTAAGGCTGAGCCCGCCAAGCCTGAGCCCACGTCTATCAAGCAGTTCCGTGAGCAGTACGACCTGACCAAGAAGGAGCGCGATGATTTTGCGGCCAAGGTCTCTGAGCTTGAGCGTGCTAGGTCTGAAGGCACTCGGAAGGAAGTCGAAGAGGCCACCAAGTCACTGAAGGCCGAGATGGATTCCATCCGGAAGAACGCCGAGGAGCTGGACACCGAGGTGCGGTATCTGAACTACACACGTTCCGGTGAGTACAAACAGAAGTACGAGACCCCTTTGCGCGAAGCCTGGCAGACCGCCCTAGGCGATATTGACGGAATCCGCGTCACTGATGCCGATGGCACTGAGCGCGACGCCAGTCACCATGATATCATGGCGATCCTGAACGTGCCGGTCGCCAAGGCCGCGATTATCGCCCAGGAGATGTTTGGTGCAGCTGCGCCTGAGATAATGACTCACCGCCGCCGGTTACTCGAACTCACTCAGTCTCGCGACAAGTCCATCGCTGAATGGAAGGAGAAGGGAGCGCAGCGTGAGGTTGAGCGATCGAAGCAGGTGGAAGGACGTCAGTCTCGCTCGCGTGAGCTGTTTGAATCGCAGTTCTCGGATTACGAAAAGAGCCACCCGCAGCTGTTCGGCAGGGAAGATGGTGACGATGATGGCAACAAACTCCTGGACGAAAGCGATCGGCTGATCCGAATCGCGCTGAAAGGCGAGGGCGTCGATGCTGACATGGGCTACGAGGACAAGGTTGACCTCATTACGAAGGCCCAGGCCCAGGTTGCCCTACGTGCTCGGGCCTACGGCCGTGAGCGCCTGCGAGTGATCCGTCTCCAGCAGAAGGTGGCAGAGCTGGAGAAGAAGGTTGGAAAGGTCCGATCCTCGGAACCCGGTCAGGGTGAGGGGACTTCGACTGCGACGCGTATAGCTCCTAAGAGTGCTGAAGACGCGATCGACGAGTTGCCGTCGGCGTACTGAGCTACCAGGCCCGGTGTGGTTCAAACCTCATCGGGCTTTTTTACGTCTACATTCGGAGGAGTATAGGGCTTTGAACAAATCCTGCGGTTTTTTGGCTGATCTCGCAACGGTATCCAGCGGCAGTTTTCCTTAAGGTAACCCAAGTCGTTGTCGATTCGATCCAAGCTGTATCCTTCAGGGCGATCCTTCATGTCCTCGTAGAACCCTGTGAACGACATCCATTTTTCGCAAATTCCAATACCCCGCTCAAGGTAGTACCGCGAATGAGCATGGTTTGGATTCAAGCACCTATCCTTCATTTTGATCCAAGATCGGTAGGCGCCCGAATAATACTTGCCGTGCTTAGTCGATATCTTGGTTGCGTATTCTGATGCGGTGCATTGATTGCACCTCCACAGCCTGGCCTCTTTTTCCAATCTCCGAACGACATCAATGCGAACCAGTTTGTGCGTGCCACAGGTAACGCACGACAGGTCAAGGTGCTTCCATCTTCCAACTCTTACGATTGGGAGGCTTGATTCAAAAGATTGCACGCCGCGATGATAGCGCCGCTACCAATCATTGCAAGACCCCACGCCGCGCAGCTCCAAAACTTCGCAGAGAGCTTCGTGCCCGGTGTGTCACAACCATGCCGGGCACGGAAGCTCTTTCGGTTCTTCGGGATGTGCTTCTTGATGGTCATGTTCGGATCGCCGAAACGCACGAGCTTTACTTGCCCACCCTCCTTAGCCAAGACAGCAGACTTCTTCGGGGCGCCTGGCGTAGACTTCGGTTTGTTGTACCCGGCAAATTTCTGGCCCCGGTAGGTAATCATTTGGCTTTCGGCAGTACGTACCACCCAGCTGGAAGGGTAACCCGACTCGGACCGGAGAGCTTGCCGTCCTTATCGAACGCGTAGACGCGAGCGCGGACGGGATCTGCTAGCATCACGGGATCACCGCTAGGAACGAGGATCACTTTTGTCTGCTGGCAGCCCAGGCAGATTGGCAACACGAGCAGCCAAATCGTTCTTGAGAGGCTTTGGCGCATTTCCATCTTCCACTTTCGGTGCAGGCGTCTCCCGGAGGAAATCCAGAAGAGCCTTCACGAGTTGGTAGATCCAGTTCAAACCGGAGGAACGACAGGAGTCTTCTCGGCATCTTTGGCCATTATAAGACCGATTCCGGCGGTCACCGCTGCGATGGTCGAAGCGATGTCGATGTTGGTGCTGGGATCGGCATCGAAGGCAGCCCGAAGGGCGCCACCGACAGCGATAAGGATTGCACCGATACCGGCGAGAGTTGTTTTCGTGTTTTTCATTTGGATTTGAACAGCCTATAGGCTCCGTAACAGGCGCACAAGAGACCAACCACAGCGGTCACCAGTCGCACCCAATCGGTTAGGATTGGCAGGAATGATGCAGCGGTGGCACCTGCTGCTGCTGCTAGGGATAGTCCAGGGCTGGTGCTGCTGTTCGTTGGTTCCATTACTCGTTAGGCTGTGCGGCTTCAACCACCGGATTCGCCGCTTTGTACGCAACAACAACCGCCGGAGTCCACAGCGCATTGGCAATCGAGACCACCTCGGTCGGCTGACCAGTAAGGTCGTCACCGGGGTTCAATGTGTACTGAGCGGTAATCTCAGAACCGACAATCGCGCCGTCGCTGTCGTAATCGATTCCGGTCGTCACGAACAGTGAGTTGTTCTGGTTGACCTGCACTGCGACAATATCAACTGGAATGATCATTGGATGGTGGGTTTGAGGTTGGCGTTGTAAGCGGTAATCGCGGCAGGAGTCCAGACGGCGTTGGCAATGGCGACAACCTGCTCGGGCTGACCCGTAAGGTCTGAGCCGGGAGCGAGACAGTAGCGGCGGAAGGTGGAGGCTTTGACAACCTCGCCATCGACGATCTGGTCCGACAGGCGAACCTGAAGGACGGTTGAAGGAAGAACCTCGCAGAGCGAGAAAATGGTGCGTTCTGTTAGCATAGGGTTAGGCGACGGTGTAAGAAACGGAGGTTGAAATATATCGACCGGTACCTGCGTTGTGAGTTACATTAGAAGAAACCGCGTTTGAAACACTTGCAAAAAATTCTATAACAGACGCAGACGTATCCACTCTGATAAAAGGACTTCCCGTGAATGTTCCTGCTTGATATATACTTACAGGACCTATTGATGGAACCGAAGCGTTGTTTGCAAATGGTAAACCAGATATTCCAATATTTCCCGATGCTCCAACTGTGCTTACACTTTCATAGTGGATTGAAACAGTAACAACTCGACCAACCTTAGTGTAACGTCCAGTCGCAGTGACAGCAGTGGTTGGGTTGGTTGTGCTTCCAGTCAACGTCCCAACCCAAGTCCCCTCCTCGTAATCGTTCAGTAGCTCGGAGGTTTTTCCGGCAGGATCAGGATTATTTGCGGAGAAGTCGATGCCTTTGCCGGACGTAGCCATCACTACGTTGCCGAGAGCTATATTTACGTCGC